TTTTAGGAGGTAAAATATGCCAGCAATAACATTAGCAGAAGTAAAACAAGGGCAATTAACAGATTTAGAAAAAGGGGTAATTGATGAATTTACAAGAGGAGATTATTTATTTCAAGCAATACCATTTGACCCAATAGCTAACCCAATAAAAGGTGGGGCAGGTTGGTCAGCGTCCTATGTACATTTAAGTGAAGAATCTCAAACAGGTTTCAGAGGTATCAATGGAAAGTATGATGATACATTTGCAAAAAAGAAAATGAAAACAGCAGAAGTAAAAGTTTATGGAGGTTCATTCTCTATTGATAGAGCATTAAGAGACCAAGGTGGAGTAGAAAATGAAGTTGCTTTTCAAATGGGACAATTAATTAAATCAGCAAGAAAAGGGTTCTCATATTATTTAATAAACGGATCAGTTGCAGCATCAGCTGAACAATTTGATGGACTTGATACTTTATTAAAGGGAACAGCTACTGATATGTTAGCTCATGCAACAGGATTTGATTTTTCAACATTTGATAAGGTTAAAGCAAATGCACTTGAATTTACAACAAAATTAGATGAATGGTTATCATTATTAAGTGAAAAACCACATGCCTTAATAGGTAACTCTAAGATGATTACAAAGATAAAAGCTGCAGCAAAAGTAGCTGGATTATATACTCTAACTCCATCAACTTATGGTGAACAAATTGATTCTTATGATGGGATTCCTTTAATTAAAGTTGAAAAATACACTCCTAAGGGAGAAACAGTTGCAAAAGAAACAATAGCTATTGATACTGCTACTGGAAACACTTCATTATATGCAGTAAGATTTGGAGAAGATGCGTTATCAGTTGCTTCACCATCTTCTGGGAAAATAATAGATGTAATTGCTCCTGACTTCAATGTAGCTTCTGAACAAGCAAGAGGACTTGTAGAATTAAGAGGAGTACCTATATTAAAAACTTCTAAATCATGTGGAGTATTAAGAAATATAAAAGTACAATAGGAGGTAAAATATGTTTATAATAAAAACTAAAAATGAAGGGTATACTGGTGAAATATCTGGTATACCTTTTTTAAATGGGGTAGCAAAAGTTGAGAACTTATCAGCAACTGATGTAGAGTGGTTTAAATCTTATGGCCACACAGTAGAAGAAGAAACAGAAAAAGTAGAAGAAAATACTGTTGAAGAAACAAATTCAGAAGAAGCAGGTAAAAATAAAAAAGGAAGATAATTATGATAGATATTGTTGTGGATAAAGTTAAAATTATAGAGGACCTAAAAAATATGTTACTTGGATATAATTATACTTTACAAGATAATGATAAACTATTTGATATTATCTTACCTAAGAATTTACAAAACCTTAAAAATATCTTAAATAGAAAAGAAGTGCCAGATGAGTTATATTATGTATTTCTATGTAGATGTGCAGGAGATTATCTTAATACAAAATATTCCACAAATACTTTGAATATAGATACTCTTAATTTTGAACCAATATTAGCTTCAATTACTGAAGGTAGAGTTTCTATGAGTTTTAAAGGTAATACTAATCAAGAAACTTTTTCTAATCTAATACTAGGGCTAATAAATTATGGGAAGCAAGAAATATATAGGTATAGATTTGTGGGGTGGTAAATATGTTTGATTATGCTAGAAGAATACTAGAAAAAACATACACTGGGAAATGTAATATTTATTGTACTGAACTATTTACAGATGAAAATGGAATAACAGATGAAAGAGAAGGGGTATTAGTTAAATCTAATATCCCGTGCCTTTTATCCTATGAAAGTAATCCAGTAGTTATTCAAGGTAATTATGGGGTTGCTACGTCTACGATAGTTCTATTTTTAAGTCCAGATATAGAAATTCCTTTAAATTCTGAAATTGAAGTAACTCAAAATGGAATCATAAAGAAGTATAAACATAGTGGGGAAATAGCAATGTATAAGACACATCAGGAAATAACTTTAGATAGTGAAAGGAAAGCCTGATGAAATTAAATATTGATATTTCTGAATTTAAAAGATTTACTGAAAAAAATGTAAAAAAATTAAAAGAAAATTATGATAAAGCTATTGATGATTCTTTGAATGAGTTAGGTGGAAGGTTATTGAATAAAGTTATAAGAAAAACTCCTGTTGGAAAAAGTATAAAAGGTTTTAAATACTTTGGAGATAAAACAGGAGAACTTGCAAGGTATACAAAAGGTAAAAATAAAGGCAAATATAAAACTAAAACTATTACTACTCATACTGGTGGAAATTTAAGAAGAAGTTGGTATATATCTAAAGTTATAAAGAGTGATGATAAAAGATTTATTACTCTTTATAATGTTGCAAGATATGCTGTTTATGTTGAATATGGACATAGACAAACACCTGGCAGATTTGTACCAGTAATTGGCAAAAAATTAAAAGCTAGTTGGGTAAAAGGTAGATTTATGATGACTAATTCAGTAACTGAAATAAATAAAATTAGACAAGCAGTATTTAATAGGAATTTAGCTAAATATATGGAGGATAAAGAGTAATGAAGGTTTTAAATAATATAGCAAAAGCTATCACAAAAAATTATCCTGGTAAAAAAATAAATATCAATGATATAACACAAGGTTTTACAACTCCTAGTTTTACATTACAATTAGTAAATCATAGAGACACTACAATAGCAGGAGTTAAATTTAACAAGGTCTATACTGTTGATGTTATTTATCATGGAGAAAGAGATTTAGATATATTTCAAGTAGCAGATGAATTAATAGATAAAATTACCCTTGATATTCAAGATTTTAAAGTTTTGAATTATGAGATTGAGATAATTGATAAAGAAGCTCATACAATTATAGAGTTGATGGAATGTAATATCAAAAAAGTTAATTTAGAAAATGATAATTCATTCTATTCTAAATTGAAAAAGACTATTGAAAAAATAAGTCAAAAAAAATGTGATTTTATTAATACAGACCTTACAGGAGTGGATTTGAAGCAAGGAATATTTATAATTCAACCTCAAGATTTAAGTGCAGAAACAATAAGTATTAACCACAAAAAACAATATGACAGAACTATAAATCTAATCTATCTTGAGGATAATTATTCAAATATAATGCCATCTATTACTTGGTTTGAAAAGCAAATGAAATTACTATGTGAAGATTTAGAATTAAGAAAAAATTATATAAATATGGATTATTCAGTAAGTTTTAATTATGGTAATGAAGATGAGATATATAGCACAATAGTTAATATTAATGCTGAAATAACTGTGAAAGAGAGGTAAATATGGATATACAATTTTTAGTTGGAAAACAAACTGCAGAGGGAACTGCTAAATTAACAGGGCTTAGTCAATTAGATTGTACAAATTATGGAGTAGTCCCTAAAGTAAATAAGACAACAAGTAAAGCAATAGGTGCTGGAAGATGGGAAAGAGATGGTTTTGTATCAAAGGTTGAAGTCAATGGAGATTTAACTATTGAAGCAACAACAGGGCAATTAGAAATATTATTAGAAGGTGCTGGATTTAAAGGAACAAAGGATAATAAAAATCATAATTTTTTACCTGGATCATTTGATAGTTTCTTAACACTTATTTCAAATAATAATGAAGATGATATAGCAGAATATGCTCAAGATTGTTTAGTGTCTAGCTTAAAGATAAGTACTCAAATGGAAGCATTTGTAAATGTAACTGCTAATATTATAGGTAAAGAACATAAGATATTAAACAATAAAATAAGTGCTACTCCTGTTGCATTAAAAGGAGAATCGTTAATTTGTTTAGGGGCTGTTATAAAAGAAACTTCAACAGATATGACTGCAAAGATAGAATCAATAGACATTAATATTGATAATAAACTTGAAGGAAAAGGTGCTTTAAATACAGTCTATACAACTAAAATTAGACAAGCTGATAGAGGGACAGTTGGACTTAATTTAACTTTTAATAGTTTTGATAAGGATAGCTATAAAAAAGCATATGAGTTATTAAGAAAAAACACTTCTTATGTTATAGAAGTTACTTTAGCAGAAACAACAGATCCGACAAAAACTGTTAAATTAGAGTTTCCAAATGTAAAAGTATCTAATGTAGAAGCAACTAATTTAGATAGTGCTGGTGGAATGACAAAAGAATTAACTGCATATTATGATAAAGTAGCACAAACACCAGTTAAAATAACATTTAAAAATTATCATGATGCATAAGGAGTAGGAAATGAAAAAAGAAATAAAAGAGGAAATTAAAGAACCTATTGAAGAAAAGAAAGTTAGTAATATAGTTAATTATGGAAAAGATGGAGATATTATAGCAGTTGAAACAGTAGGAACATTCAGAAATATGATGAATTATTATAACAAGCCTCGTGAAACTGTTAGAGTTTTATCTGATGCAAAAGCTTTTGAAACTGTTAAGATTCATTATTCTTTTGAAGAGATGCCAGAGTTTGAACTTATATTAGCACAAACTTTAAAAATCACTTTAGAAAATAAAGAAGTGGATAAGACAGCAGAAAACTTAATGAAATTCTTTGATAAAGAACCATATACATTCCAAAAAATATTGGATGAAATTAAAAAGAACTCTGAAAACAGGGGTTTCAAGATATAGAACAAGTCTATTATAAGGCTTGTTCTTTTTACATGAGAGGACATAAGACAGCCAATAAGGAAAAGTATCAAAAAATAATTAATGACATTCACAGATATAATATGTACTTTGAAACTAAAGGTATGGATAGTTCTTATTATTATATCCACAGATTGCCTTTAAATCTTGGTTATGATGAGCATCCTTATTGGCTTATTGAAAAAATGAATTTTATTTTAAGAGTAACAAATAAAACTTATTCTGAAGTAAGAAAAAGGGGAAGTTGATATGAGTGATAAGAAATTAAAAACAGTTATAGAAGTTGTTGATAAATATTCAAAAGAATTAAAAGACTTCTCTAAAAAAATAAATGAAACAAATGATGAGCTAAAGAAACTTCAAGATAATTTTGCTAAGGGTAGTGATGGAGCTAAAAAACTATCAGATTCATTAAGTTTAATTAAAAAAATTGGAGTAGGTGCAGCAGTTTTATATGTTGGTAATAAAATAAAAGATTTAGGTAAGTTTGCAATAGAAAGTGCATCTAAAATGGATGAATTAGCAAATGTAACTAGACAAGTCTTTGAAAGTTCTACAAAAGAGATAGAACAATGGGCAAAAACTATTGATAAAGAAGTTGGTAGAAGCATTTACCAAATGCAAAATTTCGCTAGTGTTTATGGTTCTATGTTTAAAGGAGCTGGATTTGATACTTCATTTTTTAAGAAGATATCTAAGGATTTAGCAACATTCACTGCTGACTTTTCTTCTTTCTTTAATGTTACAGATGATGAAGCTTTTACAGCAATAAAAGGAGCATTAACTGGAGAAACAGAAGCATTAAAAAGGTATGGGCTTATCTTAAATGATACTACTATGGCAGAATATGCTTTAGCACAAGGGATAAAAGAAAAATGGCAGAACTTAGATACTGCAACAAAAATGCAGTTGAGATATAACAAGTTAATGGAAATGACAACATACATCCAAGGCGATGCAAGTAGAACTATTGATGGATATGCTAACTCATTAAAAAAAGCAGAAGGATTAATAGATAATATAGCAACAGCTATGGGGCATAAGTTATTACCATTTGCAACTAAGGTTGTTCATATGTTTAATGGAATTGCAGAAGCTGTTGATGATATGTTAAGTAAAAAATCAAGCACTGATTATCTATTTGATTTTGTAAAAGAAAAACAAAATCTAGATGATTTAAAAAATAGATATGTAGAATTGTCAAAAATGTATCTTGAGGGTTTAGGAACTCCTGAAAGTGAAAGAGAAAGAAATGAAATATATGAAAGATTGTTAGCTATGTATCCTGATTTAATTGGAAAAATTGGAAAAGAAGCAGAAGCTTATTATAAAGTAGCAGAAGCTATTGAAGTCGTTATAAGACAACTAAAAGAAAAAGCATTGGCAGAATATGCTAGTGATAAATTTAAAGAAATTATTGCTGATACAGATAAAGATTTAAAAACTGTTCAAAAAAAGCAAGAAGAAAGAGAAGAACAGAGATTAAGATTATTAGCAGAAACTGGTGTTGATTATAGCAAAATAAGTTCAAGAAAGTTAAAAAAAATAAGTGAGCTTCATGAAAGAGCAGCTAATGGAGATGAGAAAGCACAAGAAGAGTTAGGAAAATTAACTAGAAGATATGGTGGAAGAACAAAAAAAGGATTTATTAAAACTGGAAGTGCAGGGATAATTGAGTATGCCAATGATGAAAAAACTAGAAAGAATATTAGTGAAGAAGCTCAAAAAAAGGCAGAGGAAAATTTAAAGAAAAGAACTGCTGAATTTGAAAGGGGCTATAATTCATTAGCTAATACTTTAGATATTGTATCAAATTCAAATTTAAGTAAAACCTCTACAACAAAAGAATATGAAAAAAATATTAAAGAATTAAAAGGAAAAGTACAGTCAACTAAAGAAAAGTATAAAGAAATAAATGAATTAGATAAAATAGCAACTGAAAATGCAGAACAATTATTATCTAATTGGAAAAGTGGTAAATACAATAATGCAAATTTAAAAGAGTTAAGAGATATTCATAAAAAAATAGTAGCTTCTGGAATAGACCCTGTTACTGCTTCTGAAATTCAATCTAAAATAACTCAGTTAGAATCTCTTGAAGGGAAAACAGAAAAAACAGCTAAGGCTATAAAAACTCATAGTAAATCAATAGTTCAAAGTGTAAAAGATATCTATGGTGCATTTCAAAAAGATATGCAAAATCAGGTTGATTATGACGATATTTTAGGTACTGCTGATATAGATAAAATTAAAAATCAAATAAGTATTTTAAAAAGATATATAAAAGAAGCAGTTGATAATGGGCAAATAGATTTAGCTAAAAGTCTACAAATTCAGTTGCAAGAAAAAGAATTTAAAATTAAAAAATTTGATATTGATGAGGCTTTGGATAAAGTTAAAGAAAAAATAGAAGATTTAGAAATAAATTTTAGCAAAGGAAAAATTTCTGAAGAAAACTATCATGAGGAAAGAGTGAAAGTTCTTGGAGATTTAATAAAAACTTATGAAAAACATAATATTGACTTAGATAAATTATCTGAAGAAGATGCTAGACATTTGAGAGAATCTATTGAAATGGCTAAACAAAAGAAAAAAGCATCAGAAGATGAAGTAGAGCATTTACAAGCAATCGCATTTAAATTAAAAAAAGTTAATGAGGCTTTGGATAGTATAAATTCTTTAGCTTCTTCTTTTTCGCAATTAGGGCAAGTTACTGGAAGTAAAACAATAGGAAACATTGGTGGGGTATTAAGTAATATTTTTAATATTGGAACTTCTTTCAATAATCTAGGTGATATTAAATCAATAGCAAAAATCTTTTCTGGTGGGTTAGGAAATTTTACAGCAGGAATGAATTCATTAAGTTCTCTTGTAGGAATAGCAACTGGAGGATTAGGTATAGTTAAATCATTAGGTTCTGTAATAGGTTTTAGAAAAGGCAAAAACAAAGCTGCAGAAATAGATAACAGAAATAGAGAAAATGAAAACAGATACCATGAACAAATAAAGGCTATGCAAACTTTAACTGAAGCATTAAAGAAAAATGCTGACTATGTAAAGAATTTTACAGATAGAATTTTAACAGAAGCAGCTAAGAACCCAACTTTATCATTTTTGGGCAATAGTAATAGAAACATAGATTTATTTCAACAAGCTATGCTAAATGGTAAGCATTTCAGTGATATATCCGCATTAGAAAAAGGCTCTACAAGGTACAGTAGAGGCTTTGGAAGAAGAAAAAAATCAAAAGATACATACACTGCTGTAAGTGTTGGAGAAGCCCAATTATTGAAGTATTTAGGATTTGATAAAACTGAACTTGATGCTTTTACTGATAGTGAAATGAGACAACTTAATAATGCTTTAAAGAATGTATCTCATAATGATTTAGTAAAAGCTACTGGAAGAAACTTAACTCAATCTAATTTAGATGAGTGGAAAAAGCAAATAAGTGAGTTTGTATCACAGCTGGATCTATTGCAAAAAGAAAAAAAAGATTTATTCAGAGGATCAACTCTTGATAGTTTTACTGGTGTTGATTATTCTTCTGAAAAGAAATTGATCCAAGAATACACAGAGCAATTTAAACAAATGGGACTTGTTGGTGAACAGTATAACTCTACTATTAAAGAAATGGCTAGAAATAATCAAGTCTTAGTTACTGCTATGCAAGATGTAAGAGCTCAAACAATTGAGGGCTTGGCTAGTGGCAATGGTGGATTTGTAACATCAATGAAAAGCTACTTTGAAAAGATATTTAAAAATGCTAGTTCTGTTGTTTATGATGTGGCTTTTTCTGATTTGGATAGATACTTTAATGATGAATTTAAGAAAATATCTGAAAAACTAGTAAATATTAAGAAAACTGGAAAGCTAAATTTTAATGATTTACTTGCTGGAGTTGATTTTAGTAAGTTAAAACTAGCAGAAAGCATAGAAACACAGGCTAAAAAGTCTCTTGATACTATAAAACAATTTTTATTGAGTAGAGGTATTGATATATCAATAATCAATAAAATACTCCCAAACAGTGATTTTAACGACAAACTTAATGATATGAAAAATGCTTTAAGTTCAGCAATGAATGAAGCTCAAAAAGAAAAGAAATTTGATAGCTTTACAAAAAGTTTAGGAGAGTCTTTATATGAAAGTACAAAAGCTAGTCTAATAAAAGCATTTTCAGAAAGTTCAATATATCAAGGCTTAATATCTAAGTTTATAAATACTAAGGATATGAAAGCAGAGATAGAAAAGGCAGGTACATTTGAGGGAGCATTTAACATCATAAAAAATAAATTGAAAGATTTTGGATATAGATTAGAAAGTAATGGACTAGGTGGATTTGATGCTATTAATAATAAAGATAACATAGAAAATCAGCTTGGAAATGCTTACTATCAAGACAAGTCTTCTAATGTAGAAATTAAGGTTACAAATAATTTCTATGAAAAAGTTTATGGGGTAGATGACTTAGAAGGAAGAATTTTAAAAGGAGTAAATAAAGGTATAGAACTTTGGACTAAAAGACCAAAAGTAGCACCATAGGAGGAATAATGCAAAGTTATATAAATAATTACCTATATGTAGCTAAAATAATAAATATTAGTAAAAATAAGGATATTACAGATTATATAGATGACTGTAATATTACTTTACCTAAGACTAGCGAAATTTCTTCTATGGAGGCTAGTTTTGTTATAGAAGAAAAATTAATAGATACAGGCAATGAAGTAAAAATAGAAGTTTTAGATGAAAAGAAAAAGGTACTCTATTCTTTAGAAGGGAAAGCAACTTTAGAGAAAAGAAATAAAAGTTATACAGGGAAAGAGGCATTTACTTATTCTATTAAAGATAATTATGATAAGTTGTTTGATAAAGTAGTGCCTGAAACAATGGTTTTCTTTGATCTATTTTTTTGTAATATAAATGATAAACATAATTCTTTACTTCATATAGTTGCAAATAAATTAGGTTTTAGAGATGAGCAATTAGACTTCGCAAATATAGCTTTTGATGACGGAAGTTTAATGAGAGTACCATTTGTACTTTTTGAGCAAGATGAAAGATGGATTGATATTTTACAAAGATTTATAAAAGCTACAGATAGCATTTTATATATTAAGGATAAAAAATTATTTTCAAGACCTCGTAATTTTATGTTAAATGAGGTTTTAAAGTTTGATAGGACTAATATTATCACTGAAATAGCTGAAACGTTTAAAAGCGTATTATACAACGGAATACGTGTAAATTATGATAGATTTATAAAATTAGAAAACCAAGTTGTCTTTAATTTATCTCAAAAAATAATTTTGGATAAGGCTAAACGGATAAACACAAATTTAGTTGAAAATTATGAAAGTAAAGCTATTAGGATAACTTATACAACATCTAGTGTATCTAATCCGACACTTACTAAAGCAACAGGGTACTATTTTACTAGGGAAGATGATATAAAAAGTAAAGTAGATATAAATCTTATAAAAGGAACGCATTACACTATTGAAAAGTGGGAAGAAACACAAGCAATAGTTAAATTTATTAATCCATTCCCTTATAAATTTTACATAGAAAACTTTGAAATAAAAGGACTTCCACTTATAAAATACCAAGATAATGAGGCTACTGTAAAAAAAACAAATGTAAAAGAGAAGAGACAAGAAAATTTTATAGTTATACAGAAAAATAGAGAAGTGCAAACAGAAAAAATCGCTAAACATATAGCCTTATCGGAATATAAAGCACAAATCTTAAATAATAGAACTTTTAATTTTAACACTTATTTTCTAAAAAATATTGAATTAGGAGAGGTTTATAAACTAGAACTTGAGGATATTAATACAGTTGTAAGAGTAACAAATATTCAAATATCACTAAAACCTGCACAATTTGAAATGAGAATAGAAACAGAATGTATTGAAAATAATGGGCAGTTTACTTATTCTAATGTTCTATCTGGAAAAAGCAATAATAACTTTATAGATTTAAAACCTCTTCAGGAAAAAATAGATGAGAACAGTAAAAATCTAAGGGTTTTAGATAGAGATGTGAGAAGTAAACTTTTCAGACAGAAAACAGAACCTAATATTTCTGATGTAAAAGAAAATGATATTTGGCTAAACCCAGATACAAATATATGGAAGAAATATTACAATAATACTTGGAATCCAATCAGTGAAGAAGAAATTTTACCAGCTATGAAAATGTACAACTCTATAGAGGGAAATGTTATAAAACTGCAAGGTACAGCTGACAAGGTTGGAGCATATCTTTTAAATAGCGGTGAAAAATTTGGAAGTTTAAATGGAGAACTTGCTCATGTAACTTTTGATAAAATGGGGCAATTTGAGGCAGAAAACCCTAATAATAGAGTGGCTTTAAATATTAAAGATCCAGCTAACCCATCAAGAATTACATCACAAATATTATTGGGAGTTACTGATATAACAGATAGAAAATGGAAAGACACTATATTTGCTATTGGAGATGAAGCAAGTAGTAATAGAATAGAGTTTAAAAATAATCAGGTTTATCAAACTGTTAATGGTGTAGAGATAGGAACAAAAATAAGGAATGTAGAAACTGCTATTGGTGGAGTGAATAAAGCAACAGTAGAGGCAAAAAATATAGCAAATACAGCTCAAACATCAGCTAATGGAGCTAAAACTGCAGCAATAAATGCCCAAACAAGTGCAAATAATGCAATGAATAAAGCTAATAGCGCATATAATCTAGCCAATACATCACAAAGTAAAGCTAATAGCGCATATAGCTATGCAAATACAGTGGAAGGCGCATTAAATCAAGGAAATTTTACAGTAACAGGAAAAACAGTATTTGATGGTTCAGCTAGATTTGTATCAAGAGGTACTAATGAAGTAATAACTATAGCTAATGGTGCAATAGATTTTTATAGAAATGGAATAAGATTAACAAGAATTAAAAATATTAGATATGGAATTATAGCTACTGATAGCAAAGGAAAAGGTGTTGTAAATTTTGATGGATTCCAACAGCCTATGATAGTTCTACCTACAATAAAATCAGCAAATTTTGGCAAAAATATGGCTAGTATTCACTGTTTTGCTGAGCACATATCTGGCACTCAATACAAGTTTTATGTTTATGGAACAAATGAAGATTATAGGGAAGCTAGTCCAGTTAAAGTAGTAGGTACTCATTGGACTATGAATAATGTTGTTATTACTACACTTTTAGGGATAACTGGATTTACAGATAGAATTTATATAAGAGAAACATATCAAAATATAAAAGGATTAAATGTAAAACAAGAACGATTTGAAGATCATAGAAAAGAATATTATGAGCTTATAAATAACCAAAGTTATTTAAAAATAATAAAAAGACCCTCATTAAATGTAAAAATAAAAAGAAATAATGAAATTATATTTAATAAAAATTATAATATCGTATTTAATTTCAATCAAAAAAATAGTTATCATCTTGAATATTCAATCGAATCTTTAAATATTAATTCTGCATTTAATATTTTAAAAAGATTTGCAACAAGAACCAATGTTATTTATACATTAGAGATTCAAATTCTTGAAAATAAATTAGAAATACAAGGTGAGGAATATGTAAAAGGACATAGTGGAGGTTCTGAAAATGGCACGGATTTTATAAGTCGTACTGTATTTAATGGAGTAATTTTTAACTTAACAATAGCACATTTTAAAGGCTTATCTATAACAGCAAGTGCAGAAACATCAACATTATCTAATGCAACTGGGAGTGGAGAAGTACAATATATAGCAATGGAGGTAGATTAATATGTATTTTTATTTAAATAAAGAAAGATTATTAAATGGAGAAGTTACTGTAATATTTCAAACGGAAAATCAAATACCAAACTATAAAGAAATAACAAATTTTGGGGTATTAGTTGAGTTTAAAGGGGATAATATTCCAGCTGTCTGGGAATATTCAGAAGCAGAAGATGTCTTATATGACATAAATGACAAGCCTAGTCCTTATCATATTTTAAAAAATAAAAAATGGATAGTTGAGGATAAAGATGGTTTTAAGGAATATTGTTTTAATAATATAGATGCTATAAAACAAGAAATTCTTGAATATGGCTTTGATTACGAAATAACGAACGGTGATAAGCATAGACAGAGATGCAGAAATGATGATATAGCAAAAATGGTAGCTACAGTTGTATCTCTCCAACTTGCGAAATCACTTGGAGTAGAGCAAAAAGTAACATGGTACTTTGAGGACAATGTAGGAATGACTGTTGGGTTATTAGAATTAGGAAAACTAATGCTTTTTGGAACAACATTTATACAGTCAGTCTATGATACAGAGAATTACTTCAAAACATTAAAAGATATTAAAAAAATTTCTAAAATTGAATTTGAAATCAAAAGAAAAGAAATACATCTGAATCTAGCAAAAAGCTAATTTTAAGAGTTTTTAAAAATAAAGGTAGTTTTATATAGCTACCTTTTTTTAATAATTTTAAATGACAAATTATAAGGTCAGTTTAATAATTTTTATATAAAGGAGTTGATAAATATGTACACTTTATCACAAACCAGCTTGGATAAATTAAAAGGGGTACATCCAAACCTAGTAAATTTTTTAAAAGAGTTAATTT